TACCAGCGTGGAGGGGTGATAACGCTGCCCACATACGGGCGTAACGTGAGCAAGAATAGCTACTAAAGTACATTACAAATAAATTGAAGGGAGACGATTAATATAAATTTGGAAGTATGTATCTGATAAAAAACGACTACCGAAAACAAATACAGGATGTGAATCTGAATCAGATAATCAGTTCTGATGACACCATCCTGAGCTCAGCACAGCTGACAGCGCAGTCGGAATGTTTATCCTATCTGCGTCAGAAGTACGACACATCGAAGGAGTTTACAGATACGAAGATATGGTCATACTCGACAGCATACGTGCCACACGACAGAGTCTATCTTGATGCAGATGCCTACTCCCCTACATCCACATACGCGCTGAACGCACTGACGCTGTTCGGCGGAAACGTTTACCGCTGTACTACGGCGGTAACGGTGGCGGAGACATTCACGCTATCCAAGTGGTCGCTGATAGGTCCGCAGTACACGATATACTACGCAGTGTATCCTGCACCACTTTTCAACTACAAGAAGATCTATGCCGTAGGCGACATCGTGTATTACGGTGACAGGAAGTACACCTGCAGGCAGGCGACAACACTACCTACGCACTCAACACAGATCCAGTACGGTACTATAGCGGCACTGCCACAGGGCAATGTCTTCCCGGATGATCCGGTCTATGGCACTAAGTATTGGACGGCGGCATCAGCATATACGGTACCGGCAGGAACGGCTTTGAGCAATGCTACGTACTGGACTAAGGCTGACAACAGAGACCAGCAGATGGTGACATACATGGTAGACATCACACTTTTCCACATCCACTCACGCATAGCCCCCCGAAACGTTCCGCAGCTAAGAGTTGACAGATATACGCATGCAGTCCAGTGGCTGACAGCGGCGGCACAGGGAGCAATAACGGCGGCACTGCCGCTGCTGCAGCCTGACCAGGGGAACCGCATCAGGTTCGGCGGGAATGTTAAAAATCAAAATCGATACTAATGGCACAGAAACCGAACATAATACAGCAGATATTCAATGCAATCTCAGTGCCTATTGGTGGTGTTTTCCAGAAAGGAAATGCAAAGAACAACCTTAACCGTTCGATAATGCCTGCGCAGCTGGCTCGTCTTCGCCATGACATAGGCATGTGGCGAGTAGCGGTAGCGGAGGCAGAGCAGGGATACTATCCGCATCGCGTGAAGATGCAGACCATGTTCATAGACACGGTGCTTAACGGCCATGTGGCGGCCTGCATAGAGCGCCGGAAGGACCTAACGATGCTAAGAGACTTCGAGGTGTACAACCCCGACGAGACAGAGAATGAAGAGTTAGAAGAGCTGTTCGAGTCGGAGTGGTTCTCGCTGCTTGTCTCCTACTCGCTGGATGCGCTGTTCTACGGATACTCGCTGATAGCTCTCAACGATATAATTGATAGCAGCTTTCCATACTTGACTCTGGTGAAGAGGTGGCACATATCCCCTGACAGAAACGAGGTGACGCGGTTCGTGTACGCACAGAACGGCAACAAGTTCCTGGAAGACCCATACAAGAACTGGCACATCTGGGTGAAGACTCCGTCGGATACAGGGCAGTCGGATTGCGGATACGGGCTGCTCTACAAAGTGGCTCTGTACGAGATATTCCTGCGCAACACGTTAGGTTATAACGGAGACTTCGTAGAGCTGTACTCACAGCCATACAGGATAGGCAAGACCACCAAGACCAACGAGGATGAACGCGCACTGCTGGAGCAGGCGCTGCAGAGTATGGGCTCATCCGGCTATGCGGTGATAGACCCGCAGGATGAAATCCAGTTCCTGGAGACGGCACTGGGCGGCACAGGATGGAAAGGCTATGAGAACCTGGAGCAGCGATGCGAACAGAAGATAAGCAAGCTCATACTCGGACACTCCGACGCCCTGGACAGCGTGCCCGGTAAACTTGGCGCCGGCACCGGAGATGACAACCCGGTGGCCGTTGCGCTCATGGACAAGCAGACCAAGGACGGAAAGTTCATTGAGAACATGGTGAATGGTCAGCTCATACCGAAGCTGCGAGTATTAGGATTCAACATAACGGAAGGTGTGGTGTTTAAGTACAAGAACAGTGGTGAAGAGGATGAGAACCGACAGAGCATGGTGGACTACGCAACTAAGCTGTCTTCCGTTGCGGTGAATCTGAAGAATGCCGGTCTGGGAATGGACGAGCAGTTCTTCACACAAGAGACAGGAATTCCGGTGTATGTGAACATGACGGCAATGCCTTCAATCGAAGAGAACACGAACCGATTCGACAAAAAGAGGCAAAATAAACTGGACAAGTTGTATAGATGATATTCGACGACAAAGACATAGAGCGGTTTCTGCGTCTTATCTACGCAGGCAAGGTGACGGAGTATGCCCTCGACGAGGGTATGTACTACGCTATTGCTGACTATCTGAAGAAAGGGGTATACAAAGGGTTCGGAGTATCGTTCAAAGAGTTGAGCGGCATTATCGAGAAAGGCATAGAGTCTCCATTCGGAGCCGTGGACTTGGAGCTGCTGACAGAGCTGCGAGAAAACATCTACATGTTCTCTGCAGCTAAGACGTTCCATGAGACAGAGGCTCTGCGCGGTGTGCTTATCGGCGAGAATGGAGCTGTCCGCAGCTTCAAGGAGTTTAAGGAAGAGGCGCTGACCATTAACGAGCAGTGGAACGTGAACTGGATGAAGACGGAGTATGAGACGGCATACGGACAGGCGCAGAACGCGGTACGCTGGAACGAAATCGAGAAGAACAAAGACGTGCTGCCGTTGCTGAAGTACTCAGCCGTGGAGGACGATAGAACCTCAGAGATCTGCGCACCACTGGACGGAATAACGCTTCCGGTGGATGATCCGTTCTGGGATACGTTTATGCCTCTGAACCACTTCAACTGCCGCTGCACTGTGGAGCAGCTGAGCGAAGGAGCTGAGACGGATAAGGGGGATGTGAAGGATACGCTGATAGCGTCAGAGCAGAACATGAACGATATGTTCAAGATGAATCCGGGCAAAGAGAGAGTGGTGTTTGATAAAGACCACCCCTACTTTGATGTGGCGAAGAAAGACGTAGCATTCGCGAAAACCAATTTTGGATTACCAATACCTGAAAATGATAACTGATGCCAAAGAAACAGCCATATAAGCCAACAGGCATATTCGTAGTTGACATGGTGACTAAGTGTATCAACCACTACGAAAACACGTTCAGGCCTGTAGAACGTATCGTTCTGCACCCATTACGATATGAGGAGTTCTGCGACTTCGTTCGTAAGACAGACCCGGAGTATGTTATCGGTGACTGGATAGACTTTGACGACGTGACGATAGAGAAGGGCAGTTCCTTTATGAATGAGAGTATGTATTTCTATAACAGACCAGTATTAACGGAGGCATAATGGCTAACAAGTTCAACTTTGACCGGGTAGTCCGCAACATGGAGAAGCTGAAGACAACGCTTCCAGTTATCCTTGCCAACGAGGCACAGAACTTCTTTGCCGGAAGCTGGAAGAGTCAGGGCTTTACCGATAAGTCGCTGAACCCTTGGGCGCCACGTGCGAAGGAGACGAAGAAGACGGCGGGCAAGGCGATAATGGTAAGCACCGGAAAGCTGAGACGTGCGGTGCAGAACTCCATCCGCGAGAAGTCATTCAGCAAGATACGTCTGGTGATAGATGGGGGTAGCATACCATACGCGGCAAGGCACAACAACGGAGAGGATGGTATGCCGCAGCGTCAGTTCATGGGCGACAGTGCAGAGCTTAGGAAACAGCAGAGAAAGACGATAGTTAACCAGGTAGACAAGATTTGGAAATGAGTTTAAAGACAGCGATAACAGATATCATGACACGGGTTCGCGAAATCGAAGAGGTGAAGTTTGTACATGTATTCAACAACCAGTTCGAGTACATGGAGCAGCAGCAGTCGTACTCCTTCCCTTTCCCGTGTGTGTTTGTAGAGATACTCAACCCGGCAGCCTTCGCGCAGCTGGGTGGAGGCTATCAGCAGGCAGACCTCGACATCCGCATCCACATAGGCATGGAGCAGTACGACAGCGGCGACGGAAACATGGAGCAGAACCTCGACATCTTCGATCTACGTGACCTGGTATTCCAGAAGTTGTCACTCTACAAGCCTACCATGTGCAGTGAGCTGTTCAAGGTAGCGGAAGAGCAGGACTATCAGCACAGCAACGTTTATCACTATCTGATGGACTTCAAGACCTGCTTCATCGATAAGACGGCAAGCACGCTGATAGAGCCTACGCTGGTAGATCCTGTCACGTTGGAGCTGCAGGTGACAAGAGAAAACACGGACGGCAGCTTAGAGCCGGGAATATTCATAAGTGAAATAATTACAGACTAATGGCAAGAACAGCAGACCAGATACAGACAGAAATAATAGCCGCCGTTGAGAGCACAACGGAGCTGAGCGGCCTCACATCACAGTCCAGACGTTCTATCTGGAGGCTATTCACCTATGTGGTGGCATACATACAGTCGCTGTTCGAGCAGAAGACAGACCTGTTCAAGACTGAGATAGAGGCGATAGTGGACAGAGCGGCACCGAACACGGCGGCATGGGTGCAGGACCGTGTGTTCAAATTCCAGTACGACGCCATCACGCCGCAGGTCATAGACCTTGTCGACCTGGTACCTACGTATCCGACCATTAACACGGATATGCAGATCATTACGAGATGCAGCGTAAAGGCAGACCTGTCCAACAACGTGAAGATCAAAGTGGCAAAAAGCGAGCCTCCGGTAGCTCTGTCGAACGCGGAGAAGTCTGCGCTGCAGGACTACGTCACGACGATAGGCTGTGCCGGTATCAACTACCTGGTATCAAGTGCGACGAGCGATAAGCTGTATGTGCAGGCAGATGTGTACTACCAGGGGCAGTACTCCGCGATAATAGCAGACAACGTCATAACAGCCATAGAGGCGTTTTTAGCGGCCCTGCCGTTCGACGGGCAATTACTCGTCTCGGATTTAGAACGAACAATACGCACGACGACAGGCGTCAAGGACGTCGTTTTGAAGAACGTCAAGGCGCGCGCGAACGGAACACTGCTGGCAAGTGCCTCTTCGCTGGTGGCGTCCAACGCGCTGGTGGCCCGTAACTGGAACACGGTAGCCGGATACATCGTAGCGGAGACGACAGCGAGCAACACATTAGCAGACACCTTAACCTTCATACCGCAATAATGGGCATATACGACGTCAACTATTACAAGCAGGGCGCGCTGGCAATGCCGCCGAACAAGAGACAGCCCAAGTATCTGATGTGGGTATATTCTCTGCTCAGTCCTTTGAACTGGCTTAGGGATGTCGTGTTCAGCAATTACAAGGTGAGCGCTACATACGACGAGTATGCAGCAGGCACATACGCGAAAGGTGACAGGGTGAAGTACGGCACTTCATTCTACGAGTCGCTTATCGACAGCAACACCGATGCACCTACAACAGCCAACTGGCTGAAGATAGTTGATAACTTTATCGGCGTTAATGACAGGGTGCTGTTCCGCAGTGAGAAGATTCTGTTCGAGTATGCGCTGAACACGTGGTTCAATACCGATGCGGAGCCGTGCGTTTGGTCGAAGGTACCGGGCGATTCTACGATATACATCACCAATAACGCGATAACTACGGGGTTCTTCCGGGTAGGAACGTCAGAGGAGCTGTCGTCATCTGTTGGCTTCTTCACATCCAGTGAGCCGGTGGGCAATGATGGCGGGGCGACAACTATACAGTATGCTTTTACAATTAACATACCTACGGCGGTTTATGCGGCAATAGGCACAACTGCGGCAGAGCGAGAGCAGACGGTCAGGAACTTTGCGGATAAGTACAATACAACAGGACTATTTTATAACATTCAAACATATTAAGACATGAGAATAATCGACGAAAGTTTAATCCCGGTAGGCGACGCCGCCTACTTCAAACAAGGAACGTGGACGCACCTGCAGAAGGCTTATAAAGAGGCAATCGATGCTCTCGCACAGGCCGTGATTAAGGATTATGATAATACAAAGGTGTACATTCTTTACGGTTGTGTGGCAACGGGAACTGATCCGGGGGCACGCACATTCAGTGCAGGAGCCGTGTATTACGCTGGAGAAGTGTACCTGGTACCTGCGGCGAGCTTCACTACTACCGGCGCTGACGTGGCTGTGGCTAATATCACAGAGGCGTTCAACACTACGGACTACTCTGTTGATCCGCAGACAACACCTAACGGCAACACCTTGAACCTTCACGTCATACGCACGATAGTTCTATCTGCAGGCGCAGTAGGTTCTGGAGATGTTCCAAGATTTAACCTATGGCTGAATAACGGAAATGCGCATGTGAATGAATACACAGATATTAGCAGTACGGTATCTGTTAATAGTTCGATAACCGTTGTGAATAAAGACGTAAGACAATATGCTGACGGCACAGTGATGGTATCAATAACGGGTACTATCTCAGGAAATATATCGGTGGCTACTAATTCAGACAAACTTCTGGTTAGTGGGCTCCCGGCGGGGTCTTATTATTCTTTTGTAGATGTTGTTATTCTGCAGTATGGAACATCAGTTCCAGCCATTCGTAATGAAGGTTTATTTGCATCCGACTTAGGAAAGGTCGTACACGAACAGGTGATAACGTTAGGGAGTGATAACATATTATCTATTGATTTTTCATACAAAATAGCATAATGGAGACAATAAAAGCCAAACGCAGTGTGGCACTCGCCCGTAAAATCGAGTGCTACCCGCCACCTAAGTACCACACCTTGTTCAGAGGCTATGTCGAGATGAACGAGATGAAGAACTCAGAAGCTGTCTCAGAGATAATGAGACAGTTTTTCGACAACATGCCGGCCAGCAAGCGCACACAGTGTATGAATGCCGGCATCCGTGTGACGCAATCAAAGCATCATTACTAATGAAGATGAGCTGCTGCCATCCTCATAGATGATGACACGTATCACGCGCACACCCGGCAACGCTTCGGGCAGCTCTGCACCCAGCAGGTTGTAGTAGCGCGTCTCCTTCACTTTCACAACCGTTTTATTCAGAATGACGGCTGTAGTTCTGGCCTTCACGTAGAAAGGCAGATAACTACCCCCTCTCCCGTAAATTCGACAGTCGCCGACCATAGTATTAGTCGGTATCCGCACTCTTACCTGATAGACAGAATCCTGAAAGCCTACTTCCTTCTTTGGATAGTTGTAGATGTTCTGCCACTTGTCTTTCCATATATAAGCCGTGAATCCAGAACCGTAAGAAACCTGCATAAATGTGGTATCTACTTTCGGGTTCTGCTGAGGTTCGTCGAACTTAAAGTCTACGGTAATGCTGTCACCGGCAAATACGGTATCCGGTGATATCTTCCAGATGTAAACCTTCGCGTACGTCTGCGAGTAGGCAGAGAATGTGAACAGGATTAATGCCGCTAATAATAAACGTTTCATGTTTTATAGATTAAATGGACACGGTGCAACCGCGAAGTCGAATGATTACCGGTAAGGATAATCGCACCGTGCCTTATTGTTAGTAGATTTTTGTTAAGGTAAAGCATATAATCAACTTCGCAATACAAAATTACAACCTTTTTCCCGATTTGTCAAGTATTAATGTAATGTACATCTCGACCGGATAAGATCCACCATTGTAAAATTGTGCAATGGAGTTCCGATACACTGTTGATGTGAATAGCGATGAGCCTGTAATGTTAATAAACAAGCATATAGGCTTTGACAGTGAAGATGGGTTCGGAATAGACGGAAGTTCTTTTCAAGCTGAGTTACTCGCTTTGGATACGATGGGTAAGAGCAAGATACAGGTGTGGATAAACTCCCCCGGCGGCTCGGTACTTGAAGGCATGTCAATCTACAATGCCATCCTTAAATCGAAAACCAAAGTAGACACCTACTGTGCCGGTATATGCGCTTCGATAGCAGCAGTAATCTTCCAGGCAGGACGCAACCGCGTCATGTCGGACTACGGACTGCTGATGTACCACAACCCGTACAATCAGGACGGCACAAAGGATGAAGGTCTTGACAAGATAAAAGGCTCTCTGGTATCCATGATATCCGGCAGATGCAGCAAGACAGAGTCCGAGATATCCGCCATGATGGATAAGACCACATGGATAACAGCTTCGGAAGCAATGGACTCAGGGCTGTGTGACAAAGTGGAGATGTCGAGCGATTACAACAAGAAGCGGATGGTACAGCAGGGACAGGACATGAGAGCATACTGGAAAGAATCGAATGTAGTACTTAATAATTTATTCAACAAAAATAGCAAAATGGTTAAAGTAGCAAATAAGTTAGGATTAAACCCGGACTCGTCTGAGGATGTAATCCTGAACGCCGTTACCGATGTGCAGAACAAGCTGGCATCTGCGGAAGCGAAGAACAAAGAAAACGAGGATAAAATTCTCGAACTGGAAATCGCGCAGGAGAGCAAAGCGAAAGAGCTGGAGACCATCCAGAACGAGCTGGCAGAGCTTAAGAAAACATCCGCGGAAGTGGAGGACAACGCTAAGACCGAGAAGGCGACAGCGATGGTTCAGAACTTCGCTAAAGAAGGTCGTATCAAGAACGATGCGGAGACTATCCAGAAATGGGTGAACAAGGCAAAAGAAGACTTCGACGGCGTTAAAGCGCTGATTGAAGAGCTGCCACTTAACAAGAAGTCAGAGAAGCTTGACGGCGACGACAATAAAGAAGCCCGCCCATACAACATGGCAGCGGCGATGTTTGAAATCAATTCTAAAACAAACTTAAAACAGCAATAAAATGGCAGACGGATTCGTAATATCAGACACCACGTATGCGGGCGAAGCGGCTCAGCAGTTTATCCTTAAAGCGATAACAGGTGCAGACACAATCAATGGCGGTCACGTATACGTGAAGGACGGCATTAAGAAAAAATTCACCATCCCGCGCTGGGATGCGGACTACTCTACACTGATTCAGGACAGAGCGGCAACACCAACTTCTCAGGGAAGTGCGACAGTAGATGGCGTGTCTTTGACACCTGCAGACTACATGATCTACATGGAGTTCAACCCGAGAGACTTTGAAGACCACTGGTATGCGACACAGCTGAACCCTACCTTAATCGACAGAGCGCTGCCATACAGTGCTGAGTCCGTAACGGTACAGGGAGTAATGGCGCGACATGCCAAGTACTTCAACAAGCAAATCTGGAACGGTGATACAGACACCACAGGCATCTACAAGTATTTTGATGGCTTCGTAAAGAAGGCGAAGGTGCAGTCCACCGCAGCCGGAACGAATGTATCAGGTACTACTCTTGATGCTTCCAACATCCAGGCACAGCTGCTCTTGGCTTACAACAAGATCCCGGTTGAGTTGAGATACGACCCATCCATGAAGTTCTTCTGCTCTTACGCAACATATGACCTGTACGCAGCATCCCAGGTGGCACAGACCTACAAAGGTATCGACGTGACACAGGAAGGTATCGCAACGTTTAAAGGACGTAAGCTGGTGAAGATAGCTGACTTCCCGGATAACACGGTTATCGTGGCGAAAGGCACAGCAGGAATGGACTCCAACCTGTGGGTAGGTATGAACTCAATGGCTGATGAAGGCTTGCAGCTGGCTCGCTTACAGGCGAACTCAGAGCTGTTCTTCATCAAGATGTTGATGAAAGCAGATGTTGCTATCGGATGGGGTTCTGAAGTAGTTTACTACGGCGCGTAATTATTAATAAGTAAAAAATCAAAAAATGAAAAAAATACTTTTTGTTCTATTCACCATCTGCACATTAGCGGCAGTGGCACAGTCAACATCACCCCGTTTCGGGACAACCGCAGGGCGTGATAACACTTACAGAGCGCTGACATGCAAGCTGACAGCGTTAACGGATGCTGCCGGTGCAGACAGTGCTACTCTCAGCACTTCTGCATACAACACGCTTGTTACTATCGCGGTACTGGACAGCTTTGCGCTTAAGTCCCCGACGGTTACGAAGGCATTCCTGGGCGATCAGCTGACAATCTTAGCTACCGGTACATCCGGAGATATGCTGAAGTTCACGGGAACGAATTGGGTATCGGCAGGAACGGCAACATTATCAAGCGGATTAAAGGCTGTTGTTAAGTTCATATTTGACGGGGCGAAGTGGGTGGAAGCCAGCAGAGTGGTACAGTAATCATAACTATTTAAATTAAAAGCAAATGGCATTGAACGATATCACGTTCGTAAAAGGTCAGGGTGGTTTAGGCCGTGCAATAGCCGGCGAAGACCATTATTCTGCACTCATGTTTTACAGCGGAACTTTGCCTTCAGGGTTCAGTTCTTCAGACAGGATAAAGAAAGTGTTCAGTGTGGAGGATGCCGAAGACTTGGGTATTGTAGATACTTACTCTGACGAGACCAAAGCAGTAGCGAAGATTGCTATCGGAGGCACTCCAGCTGTCGGCGACACGTTGAAAGTAGTATATACCGGAATCGATGGTGCTGTAACAGTGCTACCGACATACGCTCTGGTAACCGGTGAAGAGACAACAACCACAACAGCAGCGGCAGCATACGCCGCTCAGATTAATGCAGGCACCTACTCGCACGGCTTTACAGCTACGAGCGCATCGGCTAACCTGCTAATAACAACCAAAGCCGGTGAAGGGGTATTTCCGAACTCAGGGACTCCTTATGCCGCAACGGTAACAGGAAATAACACCGCTACAGTAACGCAGCCGACAGGCTCTGCCTCAACGGTGCTGGGTGTAGCTTCACAGCTCGCCACAATGCACTACCACATCAGCGAGTTTTTCCGCATCCAGCCTAAAGGAGTACTTTGGGTAGGCGTTTATGCCGTCCCTGGCACATACACATTCAGCGAGATCACCACTATGCAGAACTATGCGTTAGGTGCCATCAGACAGATGGGTATCTACTCACAGGCGGCATACAGCAGCTCTCGATTAACGACTATACAGTCAGTGCTGGCGGCATTGGATACGGCACATAAGCCTATCTCCAGCGTTGTCTTAGCGAATGACTTTACCGCGGTAACGGATCTAGCAACACTAACAAATCTTCAGACGCTGTCAGCTTATAAGGTGAGCTCTGTTATCGGTCAGGATGGTGCGGGCTTAGGCGCGTTCCTCTACAGCTCTGTTGGCAAGTCTATAACTTGCTTAGGTGCCGTATTAGGTGCTGAGGCATTAGCGAAAGTATCTGAGGACATCGCATGGAAGGGCAAGTTCAACCTGAGCAATGGCGTAGAGCTGGACACCGTAGCATTCGCGAATGGTGATCTGTTCACCGAGCTGAGCGACAGCGAGCTGTCATACCTGAACGATTTACGCTACATCTTCCTCGTTAAGAACGTAGGAAGTGCCGGCACATTCTTCAACGACTCACACACAGCAGTATCTGTATCTTCAGACTACGCATACATCGAGAACAACCGAACAATCGATAAAGCAATAAGAGGTGTTTACACTTCCCTATTGCCGGAGATTGCAGCACCTATCCAGCTGAACTCGGACGGCACTATCAGCGATATCACTATCGCACACCTGGAGAGTGTTGCGGCACCGAACTTAGACCAGATGGTGCGGGATGGCGATTTATCAAACTATTCAGTAACAATCAATCCGGCACAGGACGTGTTGGCAACATCTACGGTAATCATCGCAGTCGCGCTGTTGCCTAAAGGCGTGAGCAGATACATCCAGGTGAACATCGGATTTACAACATCATTATAACGTATGGCAACACCATTAATCAACGGAACGAATTACAGCTGGGCAGGCATTAAGGTAGTACTCTTCGGTGTGCCTGTTGTAGGCATCACCAAGATATCCTACAAGAGCAAACAAGCCAAAGAGAACAACTACGGGATGGGTTCTGAGCCGGTGTCACGCGGATATGGTAATAAGGAGTACGAAGGATCCATCGAGATCTACACAGACGAGTGGAAGAGAATCGTGGCGGCATCTCCTAACAGGGACCCGCTGGCAATCGCTCCTTTCGACATTCAGGTGTTGTATGGTACCAACGCCATCGCTCCGGACCAGAAGGACGTATTACGCTCTGTGGAGTTCATGGAGAACCCTTTGGACGCCAACCAGGGTGATACAAAGCTGATGGTAACTGTGCCCCTGATCATTGCAGGAATCGACAGATAAATTGAAAGGAAAACTGAAAAACAAGAAAATGAAGAAAGACGAACTGTTTCAGCACGTCGAGAAACGTGCTGCAGAGCTGACAGAGCAGCATGGCCGGAAGGTTATACCGCTGGTGTTTGGCACAGAAGAGGAGCCTGTAATAGGCTACCTTAAAGAGATAAGCAGAGTAGCAAAGATTCGTATTCTGGACAGCGCTCTTACCGGCGGAATGACAGCCTGCGAAAGTCTTGTGGATGACTGCCTGATTCAGGAAGCGGACTATAAGAAGATACTCGAAGAAGACGTGTATTACCTGGGAGTGGTGAATGAGATAAATCTGATGATCAAGACCGCAGGCAATCAGTTTAAAAAAAAATAGCAGAGCATCACATAGAAGAGCCGCAAGGCGACGAAGTAATAGGATTGAGGCAATGGAGTGCTTTAATCCTGTTTTACTTTAAAGAGGACACAGATGAGATGGATGATGACAAGTTTGCAAAAAGGATATCGCAGCTGTCGTATGTGTTGAAGTTAACCGGTAAAATGAAATGACATGGCTGAGAATGTTGAATACGTACTATCGCTCAAAGACCTGTTCACTTCCAAGATTAAGGAAGCGGATGGCGCTGCCAGAACTCTCAACTCTACTATGGTCGGCATTGCCGGACTTGCGGCTGCTGGCTTTGGACTGGCAGGCGGCATAAGTTTTCTCAAGTCAAGTGCGGATGCTTTCAACGAGGCGGACAAGGCGAGCGCACAGCTTAACGCTACACTCACATCTACAGGCTTCGCTGCGGGCCGAACTAAGGAGCAGCTCGACGCACAGGCAGAATCGCTGATGCGCATGTCAACCTTTGACGATGACGCCATCACCGGTGCGCAGTCGCTGCTACTCACATTCACCAATATACGCGGAGAGATACTCGACAAGACTACCCCCGCCATCCTTGATCTGGCAACCAAGATGGGTGGTGATCTGCAGGGAGCAACGCTCCAGGTGGGAAAAGCACTACAAGACCCCACACAAGGAATGACGGCGCTGCGCAGAGCTGGCGTGTCGTTCAGCGTATCTCAGCAGGAAGTCATTAAGAACCTACAGGCGACAGGCGACTTAGCAGGTGCGCAGTCTTTGATGTTAGCGGAGCTGAACAAGGAGTTCGGCGGGTCTGCACAGGCGGACGCTAACACTTACGCCGGACAGATGATGATACTTAAGCACGAGTTTGCCAACGTGAAGGAAGAGATAGGCGGCATAGTGATGAGGCTAGTCATACAGCTTAAGCCGGCCATCGAGAAAACTATAGAGCTATTCCGTGGAACTGTCCAATGGCTGAGGCAGAACAAAGACATGATCTATGCCGTAGGCGTATCTGTCGGCATTCTCGCAGGAGCATGGATAGCATACCAGATACCGGCAATGGCGGCAGCTGCATCCACGTTTATCTTAGAAGGGGCCTTCTGGGCGTTATCGGCAGCGATGACAGCTAATCCTATCGGACTTATAATTGTCGGCATAGCAGCCCTCGCGGGGGCGTTCGTATATGCCTACAATAAAGTAGAGTGGTTCAGAGGTGCTGTTATGGGTGTCTGGGAAGTGATGAAAGGGTTTGGAAACTTTATCGTTACTTACTTTAAATCCGTAGGTGAGATAATTGCAGGGGTCTTTACGTTGGATGCGGATAGGATTGTGGCAGGTACCAAAGGAGCAATAAAGGCCTACTACGATTTAGGAATGAACGTTGGTGCAAACTTCCAGAAGGGATATAGCAAAGGGGTAGCGGATATTGCTGCTAAAGACCTAAAGGGCGAGAATCCTACCGGTAAGGGAATGGCTAAGATGCCTAGCGGCACAGCTCCGGCATTCAGCGAGAAAACGAAGGCGCTAAAAACCCCATCTGCAGCCAACGTGACCGGACAGAAGGTATACACCATCAACATCTCAATAGACTCCCTGGTGAAAGACTTCAAGGTGCAGACAACGAATATGACTGAGGGTGCCGGCAAGGTGAAGGATTTGGTGACACAGGCTCTGTTGAGCGCTGTTAATGATTCACAGATAATAGCAGAACGATGAGCGAGTTAATCAGACAATACAACCTGCAGAATGTGAAGATACTGGACGCACGGCCACCGGTAGTGATAGCACCAACACCGCAGCCGACAACAGAGAATCCATACAGCAGCAAGATAAGCCAGGCTGTCACGATTGACCCGGAGCTGTACAAGTCGGCACTCGGCACACCTGTGCTTACTGATCTGCAGTTTATCGGGCAGACGTGGACGGACCAGTACGGCGTTACTCGGACGTTCAAGACGCTGACATTCCAGGCAGTGCTTATCACCGTCAACCAGTCCAAGAATATCGTGCTGACAGACATACAGGGAAGAGACGGTACCGTGAAGGAGTATATAGGCATGGGTGATTACGCTATCACCATTAATGGCATCATTACCGGGCCGAATGGCCACTACCCGAAAGATGAAGTGAAGGATTTGAAGCGCATGCTGGATGCTAACATAGCGGTATCTGTTGTGAGCTGGTACCTGCAGAACCTTGACGTGTCAAGCATCGTAATCAAAGACTATGAGATTCCGCAGACACAGGGCGGATATTCCTATCAGAACTTCTCGGTGAGTGCGCTGTCTGACACGCCTACAGAGATACAGATATTCAACTAATGCTGACCTGCATCACCTACATAGAGATACAACAGAACGCGTCTAAGGCTTACCCCGCGCGCGCGAAGAAGCTATTCTTCGACTTCGCGAACGAGTTCGAGGCGGATGACGGCTGGGACACACTCACGAACAAGGCCAAGGTAGTACTTCCCAAGAACCTCTCCTATCGCGACGACAACAACCGGTTGCAGAAGATTGACAATATTGGAGGGTTTACAGATAGCCCGTTTTTCCTTAAAGGCGATTCCGTAAAGATAAGCTACGGCTATCAGTACTTCGACAAGTTCGGCAATCAGCTCACCGATGTTAATGAGATATTCTCCGGATACATCAGCAAGGTGGTCTCCAAGATGCCGTTCACGCTCGAGTGCGAGGATGCCATGTGGCTGCTCAAACAGACCTTAGCGACTCCCGGGGAATACAACGAAGCGGTGGAGAAGATGGTGGCTGGATGGATGCCGTCAGGGCTTACCGTCAATCAGAAGACGCAGACGAAGATAGGCAAGTTCACCGTGAACCAGGGCGAGACCGTGGCACAGGTGCTCTCCCGTCTTAAGAAGGATGCACACCTAGAGGCTTTCTTTGCCGGCACAGAGCTGCGCATAGGCTACCTGGTGTATGATGAAGAGCAGGCCGTGCTGAACGAGGCAAAGCAGAAGAAAGTCTTCCGCTTCCAGCATAACATCATAGAAGACTCTCTGGAATACTCCCGCAAGGACGACGTGAAGCTGAGCGCAACGGCTCAGTCCTTTATCACCAACGAGACGGGGCAGACCTGCAAGGACGGCTCCAAGAAGACGAAGAAGGAGAGCCTCGAAGTGCTGGTGTATAATACCGGCGACGAGTGGAAGAGCATCGTCAAGAAGAAAGGCGAGTCATTCCCTGACAACGATGGCGGTGAGCGGCGCTCCTTCTTCTTTCTGAACGTGACGGACCCGCAGGTCCTGATTGACAGAGCGAAGGCAAAGCTGCAGAACTACTACTACACAGGGTTCAAGGGTACATTCACCACATTCGCAATACCTTTTACACAGAGCGGCGATAATGTGTACATCGTGGACACGGTGCTACCGGAGCGCAGCGGATACTACAAGGTGAAATCCGTTAAGTACTCCGGTGGAGTAGGAGGACACAGACAGGAGATCACGCTGGATTATCTCATAAGAAAATTAACAGAAAAAGAACTGATTACGTATGGCAGGTGAACGAGAGATACAAGAGGCTATCCTGACACTGTCAGGAGCTAAAGGGCAGGATACCGTCTCCGTTGTGGAGTGTACCGTCACATCTGTGGACGCATCCGCGCGCACCTGTGACGCTCGTACTTTATCCGGCATACCTATCACAGGCGTTCGGCTGATGGCAGAGGTGGAAGACGGGGTGCTCATCCTCCCCGCCGTTGAGTCCATCATTATTGTAATGTACACAAAGTCCATTGCGCCGTTTGTTTGTCAATTTAGCAATATTGACAGAGTTCTTGTAATTACGGGAGATAGCACGGTGGAGATAAAGGATGGGCTTGTCAAGTTCAATGACGGGTCCTTCGAAGGTTTTGTTAAGGTGGGCAACCTTGTGGATAAACTGAATGCTTTGGAAAACAAGGTTAATACGATAATCACATGGGGTGCTACGGTAACCCCTACCCTGACTACAGACCCGATGATACCAACGCAGCAGAGCGACATTGAGAACACTTTAATAACGCACGGAAAATAGTATGTACTTCGACTTCGCACAAGACAATAGCGGCGATCTGCTGATAGCAGAGGGAGACTTCGTTCTCGCGGATTCGGACATGATGCACATCGAGGATACTATTATCGCTCATCCGGGATGGTGGAAGGAATTCCCCCAAGACGGCGTAGGCATATCCAACTACTCGAAGTCGACGGGCAAAGAACAGCTGTTGGCCAGAGAGGTGAAGCTGCAACTGGAGAATGACGGCTATCAGGTAGACAACCCGATAGTTACGTTTATCGATGACAAATTAACAATCAATCCGAATGCTGTCAGAATATAGAGCGCAGAGGGGGCAATCCTTATCAGACATCTGTCTTAACGTGTACGGCACGACAGACTATCTGTATAAGATGCTGGAAGATTCGCAGACAAGCAGTCTGGACTATGAGCCTAAGACCGGAGATGTGTTCTACTATGACACGGCATTAACCGTTAATGTCAATACCAGCCGCACAAAGGTGGTGACACCTGTACGGTATTCGACGTTTGAGATGATAGATCTGAGCGGGTTGCCTGCAATATTCAATAACAACTACAACTGATGACGCCTAAGAAGTACACCATACCAGCACACGTTAAAGGGGACACATTTATGAATGGTCTCGGCTTGGTCTTTGTGCTGACTACCGGAGCCGGACACGCTCCTCTGGACATCACTAATTACAAGATAAGATGCCAGTTCCGATTCGGCAGTAAGACGGGAGCTGTGGCAGTGACGACTACAGAGACCAGCGGCATAGTGATTTACGACACGAACAAATTCAGTCTTCTGGCTGACAACTACATTATTGACTGGGCCGTAGGTACCTACTACTATGACATCGAGTTTACCGATGCTGACGGGGTTATCAACACATACCTGGAAGGGACTTTCACAATCACACAAGACGTAACGCGACCTAATGGCTGATATTGAGATAAACATAATACCGGACGTCAATGTGATAAACATTGAAATCAATGAGAATGGATACGGCTCTCCGGATGTGCTGTCTATTGTGGGTGATAATACCAACTCATACACGGAGAGCACGCTTGTCGGCAAGAAGGTATTGACAATATTCATAGACGCTCAGAAACTGAGCCGGAATGCTTATACGTTTACGCAGAATGACGGGTCTATTGACTTCGACTCTGTGATAGACACCGGTGCTGAGATTGACATATTATACGTTTAAGATGAAGAAGATAATAACATACCTATTAGTTCTGACTTCGCTCGCTGCGAATGGGCAGATAGTTAACAAATTCAGGGACTCCTCCTGGTTCAAGTCCGGGGTTCGGTTCGATTCGACCTTAGTTTTTTCTAAGGGTGCAGGGAACGGGAAGGTGTGGACATCAGATGCGACAGGCAAAGGAACGTGGCAGACATTCACGGCATCCGGTGTGACGCAATCAGATTTAGATGACAGCATCTCTGCTGTTCGGAGTGTTCGTAAAGTGGACTCGCTGTATAAATCAGCAGATAGCATCATTTACAAGATTAACGGCATTCGTTATTCCATACGGGTTGACAGTCAGGCGACATTTAATTTAAGTAAGAACGCCGCCGGGGATAGTATTATCATACATCATAATGGCGTTAGATATTCGGCAAAGGACAGTATTGCTGACGTTACCAATTTAGCCACTAAAACGGCATTAAGCGATAGTGTCAGTACTTTAAGGAATGTCAGGAAGTCAGACACATCTTACATAGGGCTAAACGGAACGCGAGATTCTATTGTTTACACGAATGTCATCAATGGTACTACCTACCGGAATGCGGTACGGGATTCATCTATTGCAACTCCTACCTTTAGTTTAAGTAAAAATACTGCCAGGGACTCAATCGTAACTATTTTTTCAGGAGTCCGTTCAGCAGTAAAAGATTCATCCATTGCCACACCTACCTTGACCTTTGCAAAGAGTGCTACAAGGGATAGCTTTGTACTAACGTACAACGGAAGTAGAACGGCGTTGGTGGATTCTTTTTCACGTGCACGTAAGGTTGATACTATTTACCGGACGGCAGGGAAAGACAGTATTATATTTACTGTGAATAACGTTCGGTATGCGGTTAAAGATTCTTTGGGCGGTTCGGCAGGATGGAGTTTAACAGGTAAT